TTGGCGCGGCGAGTGGTTGAAAGCCGGGTTCGATTCCCGGTTGCCGCATTGCCCTCAAATTCATATAAAGGATGTGGTATGGCTCACTCCTTCTTGCAATCGATTTGTCATACCTGAGGGCAAAAAGAAGTCATGCGATGACCCATAAGGCGAGCGTGGCAGTGCAATCGTAGCGTCAATGGTAGAGCATCTGGCGAAAAAACTAGATTGTGCGGGTTCGATTCCCGCCGGTTGCATAAGCCCACCAAACTTTCGAAAGGAAGCGAAGACCGCCTGAACTCGGTCGTGGGCATATAAATAAATAGCAGTCACACCTTGCGGTGGACTGACACGCTAAGACGCCCGATAGGCGCCTTTTATTTTGCAATCAAAGGGAGCACACAAACATTGATTTGGACAAAAGGGATGACAGACCGAGCAATCAAGCTGACAGACAAAGGATACACGCACGCCAAGGTTGCGGCCGTATTATCCAACGAATACAGTACCAACATTACAGGCAACGCTGTGCGCAAACGACTCAAACGAGCACATCACAGCGAGCAGCCTGCCGCAGCGTCAGTACAGTTTAACGATGACGGCACACAGACGGCCACAGCACTGTTTCGGCTTAAACATGAGCCGGACAAGTCGCCGGAAACACTAATGCGGCTTTGCGGGTATGATCCCGAAAAGTTTGAAATGGTCAGTGGCGATTACAAGGTTTATGAGCAGCACAGCACTAAGGACGGCACCGTGCCGCAATACTCTATCCATGTGCGAGTCAAGCCCAAAAGTGGCATTAATGTCCGTGAACTGGTGACGATCCTGAATAAGGGCATCAAGCCCATCACCATTAAGCAGGCGAACAGCGGCGACCGTAATCTGGTTATTCCGTTGTTTGACCTGCATTTTGGCATTACCACATTCAACACTTTGGAACCAGAACTTGATGAGCTTTGCGACATTATTCAACACGGTTATGACCGCATCGCCATTGAGGTCGGCGGCGACTTACTGCACTCTGATTACATGGGCAAGACCCAAACAGTGCGCGGCACGCAACTGGATCATGCGGACACGGTCAGAGCATGGCAGGACGCTAAATGGTTCTTGGATGACCTAATTGAGCAAGCCATTACCTATTGTAACCATGTATCCATTTACGCAGTAGGCGGCAATCACGACTTCGATATGCAGTGGGCATTTGTTGAGGGCTTGGCTGACCGGTATGATCAAGTCACGGTCCACAATACGATCCATTACCGACAAGCCTTCCAAATTGGGCATGTCGGTATCTTAATGGCACATGGCGATGTGGCATTGAAAAAGTTGCCCATGTTGTTTGCTAATGAGGATAGAGACGTTTGGGCCAATACCAAGTGGCGGGAAATCCATTATGGACATTTCCATCATGAGGTGGTCAATGACGATAGTGGCGTGATTATGCGGCAAATGGGTACACCAAAGCCTGCCGATGGATACGAGGCCAAGAACGGATACACGATGGCCCACAAGGTCATGCAAGCATTTGAGTACAGTGATGATCAGTTGAAAGTGACATACAACATTGGAGGCGAAGCAGATGAGTGATGGCAATAAGACAAGTGGGATGGGATTGATTGAGACGATTACAGTTGTGTTGATTATCCTCAAACTGTTTGGCCTTATCAAATGGGGATGGCTATTAGTGCTATCACTGTGGATTATCCACTGGGCGGCAATATTACTGACGATGGCGATTGTGAGTATGTATGATGCGATCAAGCTGCGCTAATCAAATGAAGCACACCGATTACGGATACGTCAGTCCACAAGAGTATCAGATTGACCGTGATTTGGATGCGTGGCTGAAAGGACGGAAGCAGATGCAAGCAATTGTGTACACGAAACCGGGATGTATGAAGTGCAGGCAGACAGTGCGGCAGTTATCCAAGGCGATGCACACCAAGGCTGTGACGGCAACCGCGGACGATATTAAGGCACTCAAAGCTGGCGGCGTCCAATCCATGCCAGCAGTATACATATTTGAGGGCAGCAAGCCAATTGACTACTGGTCAGACTTGCGGTCAGACAAGATACGGCAATATACGGAGGACAATCAAAATGACTAAAGCAATTATGCGACCAAAAGAATACACGGTAATCAAGATACCAACTGACTGCAAGGATGTCGGGTTCTACGTTGCACAAGAGACAAAGAAAATTCATGTGCCGATGGATATTTCAACTGATTACACTAACGACGGTAACCAAACGGGCGTCAATGGTTTGACTGTACAGCCCGGTGATGCCATCGTGATTGACACAGAAGATTTGTCCTATTCAAACAGTGTGCATGTGTTTCGACCGGATGAGTATGCTGAACACTTTGAGTAAAAACCAGACGTTGAATCTATTGATGGTGGCGCGTTCATCAGCGGCGGCATAATTGACAGTGAGACCCACATTCGGCTAGGCAATCGCATCTATGTCACCATTGGGCCGAATGGTTTGACCGTCACGGATACTGGCGATGGCACCGTGAAAATGTGTGAGTTGGATCGTGTCCTGAAAGATTTGGCAGCTGCGCTCAATCAGGATGGAAGTGCCAAGTTTGATTGAATACATCAAAGAATTACTGACTGGCAATGATGATGCTATCCAACTGATGCAGCAAGTGACCAAAGCACTGGGATGGCGAATGCTGATTGTCTATGGCAGCGACAAGCCAACACGTATTGAACTTATCAAACAGCGCAAGCTGGGCAAACGAGGAGGCCATGCCAATGACTAAACACACACCACAATTACGAATTGAGATGGACAGCATTAATGATGTGCCGCATGTCTGGATAGATGGCAAGCGAGTTGATGACTTGCCGAAACATGGATTGACTGATATCGAAGTGCATTGGCACACGGCTACTGATGCCGTGCCATACAATCACATCAGCGTGACGTGGTGCGATGGCGCAACGCAGAAGGTTAAGCACATCGACGAGAGCAATCTCGGTGGTGCTGATGCCTAGAGTCCACCGTTGCCGTGCCAACGGCTGTCACAATATGGTGGAGTGGCCGGCACACTACTGCACACAGCACAAGTCATTGGAAGTTACAGCAGACGAAAACAAACGCAACTATTGGAAGTACAACCACATCACACGCAATCGTTCGTCAAGCAAACGTGAGCAGTACAAGTTTTACAAAACACCACAGTGGAAGCATCTTCGCCAACTGGTGCTTGATCGGGACTACGGGCTTTGCCAATACTGCAGGGCAAACGGCAAGATAACGCTGGCAAACACCGTCGACCACGTTGTGCCAATTGAAATAGACCAGGGACTGGCCACCATCGCTGGGAACCTAGCGACCATCTGTCGAGATTGTCACCGACGCAAGACGGCCTGGGAGCAAAAATACTACGGGACTGGGCACCAGTCCGACCATCTCACTGGCGCACCGGAAATTACAAGCGTGACGGAAATTTCCAAAAAAATAAACAAGCCGGCGTAATAGAAACCGCGTCAGAACGGCATTTGTAAAAACAATACCCCCCCTCATGCGCCTATAACGGGGAGCCACACACCAGAATCGTCTTGTGGCGAAACCTCTCGCCAAAATTTTTAGGCATGGGGGGTCACCATCCGTACCACCCCAAAAAGGAGGCGGTCACCATCCGTACCATCCCAGAAAGGAGGCGGTCACCATCGCTAATAAAAAGCCATATTATCAGCAAGATAACGGCCATTTGCCGCAACGGCCGCCCGCTCATTTGGGAAAAACGGCTGCGGCTATGTGGCGCAAAGTCGTTCCCTTTATAGAAGGCCATACGCCAGCTGAACGCATTGACTCCAGCTTAGTAGAAGCATACTGCACTCAGTACGAGATCTATCGAGCGGCATATCAGTCAATTGCCAAAGACGGGATCCAGACGCCAATTTACAAAACGCTCCAGGATTCTAGCGGTTCGATAGTTGGCAAGGATTTCCTAGGCTTTAAGCGCAACCCGGCGACGAGCGTATATAACGACGCTTTGAAACAGCTAAATTCAGTCGGTTCGGAACTGGGCTTATCACCTAAGAGTCGAGCAGAACTCGCCAAGATTAAGCCAGACGACGATAAACCGGACATTTCGGAGGCCATGGCTAAATTCCTGAATGGAGGCGACGGACACGAAAAGAATTGATCTCACCCAGTCCCATGACGTGGCCGGCGCTTACCATTCCGAAGATTACAACGATGTGCGCCAGCGATTTGACGACGCCGGTACGCGCTATGCATTCGATGTGCTGGACGGAAAAGAAGAAACAGGGTATCTTATCAAGCTCGCCGCGTTGCGCCACGTGCGTGACTTGCAACGTTATCTGGACGGTGCCAAGCAGTTCCCATACCGCTATGACCTGAACAAGGTGCGTAATATCCTCAACTTCGCCGCCGTCTGCCCGGACGTGGATACCGGCGAACCCAGCAAGCTCATGCCATGGCAGAAATTTATTCTTGCTCAGCTCATTGGCTGGCGCAACGACGATGGTGGCAAACGATTCAGTCGGGCCATCGTGAGTGTCGCGCGTGGCCAAGGGAAAACATATCTGATGGCAATCATTGCGTGCTACTCGTTTCTGATTGAGAGCTTCGGCCTGAGCAACCAGGATTATCTGGTAGCGTCCATCAATTACAAGCAGACCAGTAAGATTCTCGGCTACATTAAGACGATGCTGCGCAAGGTTCTAGATGTGGAACCATTTTCCACACTCGCCGACACAGATGGCCTGAGCAAGGACAGCCTCGGCAGTCAGTCGGATCAGATTGTCATGCGTAAGACCAATAATATTCTGCGGGCAATCAGCCACGAGTCCGGGCAATATGATAGTTTCCATTTCACCACGGCCATTTTTGATGAAATTGGCGAGATTGAAACGCGGGCGAAAATAAGCAAGATTGTCAGCGGCCAAATCAAGGTCAAGAACCGCCAGTTTATCCAGATCTCCACAGCATATCCAAAGCCCGGCGTGCCATTCCACGAAGATGAAAAGATGATTCAGCAGGCCATGGAGCAAGACTACAAACGGGACGCTGACACATATCTGGGCTTAATTTGGGCGCAAGACAGCCTGGATGAAACGTTTAAGCCGGCCACCTGGGTCAAGAGTAACCCACTGCTTAGCTTGCCGAGCCAGCATGACGTATTAATGCAAGGACTGACCGATAAGCGAGATAGCGATGAGCTGTCCAGCAATATTGGTGACTTTCAAAATAAAAATCTCAACATGTGGCTTCAAGAAGCCCAGGACAGTTACCTCAAACTGGCCGATATTGAGCGGTCTGTTATCCCCAAGTTCGACATGACCGGACGCGATGTCTACATCGGCTTCGACTACTCCATGTTTTCGGACAATACGGCCATCGGGTTTGTGTTTCCCTATTTGGACGGCGACAACAAGCACTGGTTCATTTACGAACACTCGTTCATTCCATGGCAGAAGGCTGGTTCCATTGAAGCCAAGGAAAAGCAGGACGGCATTGCTTACAGGGAACTGGCCAAGACCGGTTACTGCACGATCACTAGTCACCCAGGAGGAATCATCGTGGATGATGAGGTCTATCACTGGCTGATGGCTTTTACTGAAAGCCACAAGCTCAACGTATTGGCCTTTGGGTATGACGCCTGGGGCGCAACAAACCTGACTAAGGCCGTGGATAGTAACAGCGGCTGGAACGTTTTGCCTGTACCGCAGAATACCAAAGAGCTCAAAGACCCGACTAAGTTTCTGCAAACCGCATTTATTACGGGGCAAATCAAGCGATTTGATGACAAAATCATGGAGAAAGCGCTGCTTAATGCCCAAATCAAAGAGGATAAGGTCGGTATCCAGGTAGATAAGGCCAAAGCTACGCTCAAAATCGATGTCGTGGACGCCTTAATCGATGCTTTGTACCAGGGTATGTATCACTTCGAAGATTATGGTATTGCCAACGACCGCACAAAGGAGGTCGACCTTATGACTCCAGATAAGCTCAAGAAGATGATCGACGAGGGCAACTTCGGGTTCGGAGGTGATTCCATTGGTTAAGAGATTCCGCCATTTATCCGGACTCACCATTGCATTTGTCATTGCCAACCTACAAACGCTGCTATTCCTTGCTGGATGCGGCGTTTTTGTCTGGGCAATGTACGGCATCACTAGGACGGCTGGCAACTTGTCCATTGCCGGTGTGCTGCTACTCATTGCCGTGCTTATGGATCGCGCCAAAGGAGGCGATTAATTGTTGTTTGATTTTCTTGCCCCGAAAGTTCGGGGCCAAACGCCACAGTACCAACAGATTTTGGAGTCAGTCGGTGAGGATAGCTTCGGTGGTCTCATTGCCGATCCCAAAAGTTATGTGAGCGCCCAAAAGGCACTGCAAAACTCTGACCTGTACGCCACGATTTACCAGTTGTCCGCTGACTTGGCGACTTGCTATATGACCAGCCAGCAGCCACGGACCCAGGCGTTATTGGACAATCCCACAACCACCACGAACCGTCAGGCGTTCTGGCAGTCCATGACAGCCCAACTTTTGCTGGACGGCAACGCCTACGCCTACATCTGGCGGAATCAGCTCACCGGACAACCAGTGCGTTTGGAGTATCTGCGTCCGTCCCAAGTATCTGTTTATTTGCTTGATGATGGGACGGCGCTAACCTACAACCTCAGCTTTGACGAGCCCAGTGTCGGCATGCTCAACAATGTTCCACAGTCTGACATTCTTCATTTCCGATTGATGGGCGTAGGCAATGGTGGCCAAGTCGGCCGCTCACCGCTCCTGGCACTGCAAAGTGAGCTCAACATCAAAGACAATTCAAACAGCCTGACGCTCGCGGCACTGGCCAAGATGATCACGTCCAACGGTGTGCTGACCGTTAAAAATGGTTCGGCGTTGAGCGCCAAAGAAAAAGCGGCGATGTCCAATGGTTTTATGCAGCAGGCCCTTAGCAATAAAGGGCCAGTCGTCATCGACGACCTGACCACCTATGGCCCATTGCAACTTAACAACGATGTGAGCAAGCTCCTGGCGTCAACTGACTGGACCAGTAAGCAAATCGCCAAGACATACAACATCCCCGACAGTTACCTCAATGGCCAAGGCGACCAGCAATCCAGTCTGAGCATGATCGAGGGCATGTATGCCAACTCCCTCAACCGTTACGCACAGGCAATTGCCAGTGAGCTCAACAACAAGTTCGCGGCTCATATTGACGTGGATATTCAGCCGGCCATTGATCAGGATCGGAGCAGCTATTTAGCAGCCGTTGGGGGTGCCGTCAAAAACGGCGCGCTTTCTGGCAACCAATCCGACTTTTTGCTTCGCCGAGTTGGTTTCTTGCCAGACGATGCGCCTAAGCTCAATCCAGACCAGTCTAACCTTAAAGGAGGTGATACGAATGGCAGTAACGGTACCAATTAAGGGCGTTATCTCCAGCGAGGACGACGCTGAAGTCTATCAGTTGTTTGGCTATTCTACCGTGACACCATCTGACTTGGCTGGGGCGCTAGCTCAGGCCGGTGATCAGGCCGTTACCTTGGAAATTAATTCTCCGGGCGGCGATGTGTTTGCTGGCTCCGAGATGGCCACGGCTATCAAGAATTACGCTGGCAAAGTCGAGGCCGACATCGTTGGCTTAGCAGCTTCTGCTGCATCTGTTGTCGCCTTGGCAGCCAATAAAGTCATGATGGCGCCTACTGCGCAGCTCATGATCCACCGGGCGGCAATGACCGCTGACGGCAATGTAGACGTTATGGATGGAGCCAGCCAAGCGCTTAACAGCATTGATCAGACCCTGGTGGACGTCTACACCGCTAAGACGGGCATGAGCCAAAGTGATGTCTATGCATTGATGGAAAAAGAGACGTGGCTGAATCCTAAGTCAGCCGTGGATAAGGGATTTGCGGACGGCATCATGTTTGCCGAGGCGCCGGTGGCGACAAATGCCACGCTGGTGATCAATCCCACGGCTATCGCCTCAGTCAAGCATCTCTTGGCGGAGGTCAAGTTGCCGAAAAAGACTATTGAAAAACAAGACACTCAACTCACTCCAAGCCAGCCAAAGGCCATCAGCCCGAAGCTGGCTTTGTTGTTGGGTATTAAAAATAAGGAGGCCAAATAATGGCTAGTGTAAACGATTTAAACACCGCATGGATTTCAGCGGGGCAAAAGGTAACTGATTTGCAAGACAAGTCGCAAAAAATGGCAGTCGCCTTGGCATCTGACCCGTCCACTTATACGGAAGATGACGTTAAGAAAGTAACGGATGATTTGAAGGCTGCTAAGACCGCTCGAGACTTTGCAAAGTCAGCGTTGGATGACGCTAAAGCTGAAGCAGAGGCAGAGAAACCAACTAATATTGCTGGAAAGAAAGTGAACATTTTACCAGAAAAGAATCCGGCAAAAGATTTTGTTCACAATTTTGTAGATTTGGCTACGGGCAAGAAGCAGATTACGGATTTAGTCACTTCTGGCAATACTGACGGTGATACGTCTAACGCAGGGCTGACGATCCCGCCTGATGTTCAGACTAACATCAATCAACTAAAACGGCAGTACGCTTCTCTTGAACAGTATGTAAAGGTTGAGAACGTTTCTACCCCAACCGGATCACGTGTGTATGAGCCTTTTGAAACGATCACACCATTGGCAAACCTTGACGATGAAAATGGTTTGATTGGCGACAACGATGATCCCAAGCTGGCACAAGTCAAATACACCATCCACCGGTATGCTGGCATTTCTACAATGCCGAATACTTTGCTCAATGATAGCGATCAAAATATTCAAGCGTGGATTGAACAATTTGTTTCCCGCAAGGATGTTGTAACACGTAACGGCGTCATCATCTCAGCAATGAACAACGCTCCTAAGAAGCCGACCATTGCTAAGTTTGACGACATTTTGGATATGATCTACACAGCTGTTGACCCGGCTATCCAGTCCACATCGATTTTGATGA